TGGGGAACAACAGTTTCAGGAAAAACATTTGCTAATTTGAGCACAAATGTTTCTGTTTCATTATCAAAAGGTGTGTCCGACGAAGCAAATGTTACTGCGGGTAATGTAATTGCTGGATTTAATTTATTCGCAAATGACGAATTGTATGATGTTAGTTTGATACCGTTGGGTCCTTGGAGCAATACAGCAGCAGTTGTTAGTGCGGCTCTTACAATTGCAGAAGATAGAAAAGATTGTGTAATATTCTTATCTCCTAGTTACGAATCAGTTGTTAATATTTCTCCGTCATTACAGGCAACAAATGTTGTAAATTGGAGAAATGCATCTACAACAACTGGCGGCGTAAATTCTAGTTATGCTATTATGGATTCTGGTTGGAAATATCAGTATGATCGTTACAACGACAAATATCGTTGGGTTACTCTAAATGGCGATATTGCAGGTATTTGTGCAAGAACCGACGACTTAGCAGAATCTTGGTTCAGCCCTGGTGGATTTAATCGCGGTCAAATTAGAAATGTTGTTAAATTGGCATTTAATCCGTCTAAAACAGATAGAGATACTCTATACAAAGCAGGTATTAATCCTGTTGTAGCATTCCCTGGACAAGGGACAGTTCTATTCGGCGATAAAACAATGTTGGCTAAACCTAGCGCATTTGATAGAATCAATGTTCGTAGATTGTTTATTGTTTTGGAAAAAGCTATTGCAACAGCATCAAAATTCCAATTATTCGAATTTAACGATCCATTTACAAGAGCACAATTTAAAAATCTAGTAGAACCATTCTTAAGAGATGTTCAAGGTCGTCGTGGTATTTCAGACTTTAGAGTTATTTGCGACGAAACAAACAACACTGGTGATGTAATTGATAGAAATGAATTCAGAGCTGATATTTATATCAAACCTGCTCGTTCTATTAACTTTATATCTCTAACATTTGTTGCTGCTAGATCAGGAATTTCTTTTGAAGAAATTGGCGCCTAATAAGGAGAACATAAATGGCAACGACATTCGATATTAATCAATTTAGAACTAGACTAAAGAATGGTGGCGCACGCCCCAATCAGTTTGAAGTTCAGTTTACATTTCCTCCTGCAATCGCCGCATTAAACGCAGCATATGCAAGATCAAGTAGTTTTTTAGTTACTGTAGCAGAATTACCAGGCCAATCAATTGGAATTACTCCTGTATATTACAGAGGTCGTGAAATTAAATTGGCAGGCGATAAAGTATTTGCACCATTTACCTGCACTATTCTTAATGATACAGATTTTACATTAAGAGATGGTTTAGAGCAATGGATGAATGCAATAGAAAGTAATTCTCTTAAAACCGGTGTTACCGATCCTTCACAGTATCAGGCAACACTAATTGTTAATCAGTTAGACAGATCAGGCAATAATCTAAGAAGATATCGTATGGTTGGGGCATTCCCAACGGATATCTCTCCTATAGGATTAGACTTCTCTGCAAACGATCAACTATCGACATTTGGCGCAACATTCCAATATCAACATTTTGATGTGCTAAGTGGTCAGTCTGCAATATTATAATATTTTTGGAATTTAAATAATGGCAATTAATTTATTTGGGTATACCATTACCCGTGGTGAAGATGTGAGCAAGCTGGCACGAACACAATCGTTCGTGCCGCCTACTACTGATGATGGTACAGCAACAGTTCAAGGTGGCGGCTATTTTGGCACATATCTTGAAATGGATGCTACTGCTAAGTCGGAAGCAGAACTAATTACTCGATATCGTGAAGCATCTATGTATGCAGATTGTTCTACAGCAATTGATGAAATTGTTACAGAAGCAATTGCGGCAGTTGACGATGAAGCACCAGTCCAACTTAATTTAACAGGTGTTGATTTACCTGATAATATTAAAAAGGCAATGCAAGATCAATTTAACACAATTATTAGATTACTTGGATTTAACATTAAGGGATTTGATATATTCCGTAGATGGTATGTCGATGGCAGAATTTATTATCAAAAGATTATTGATGAAAAGAACCCTAAAAGGGGTATTATAGAATTAAGACAAATTGATCCTCGTAAAATTCGCAAAGTTCGCGAAATTAAAAAGGACAAGGATCAGAAAACAGGTGTAGATTTAATTAAATCAATTGAAGAATTTTTCATCTATAATGAAAAAGGAATTAATTATCAACCGAATTACTCTACATCTACTCCTGGTGCAAATCAAGGGTTAAAGATTTCTTTAGACTCAATTAGTTATATTCCGTCTGGATTGAATGATTCTGAAAAGAATGTGGTACTGAGTTATTTGCATAAAGCAATTAAGCCCGTAAACCAATTAAAGATGATGGAAGATGCTTTAGTAATTTATAGATTATCTAGAGCGCCGGAAAGAAGAATATTTTATATTGACGTTGGCAATTTGCCAAAGTTAAAAGCAGAGCAATATTTAAAAGATATTATGGCTCGCTATCGTAACAAGATTGTTTATGATTCTGCAACAGGCGAAATCAGAGATGATCGTAAATTTATGTCAATGCTTGAAGACTTTTGGTTGCCTCGTAGAGAAGGCGGTCGTGGTACTGAAATTACCACATTACCCGGTGGTGAAAATCTAGGTCAGATTGATGATATTAATTATTTTCAGAATAAACTATATCAGGCATTGAACGTTCCTTTATCAAGAATGCAACCTCAACAAGGTATTTCATTTGGTAGAGCAACAGAGATTACTAGAGACGAATTAAAATTTGCTAAGTTTGTTGGTAGACTCCGCAAAAAATTTAGTCAGTTGTTTAATGACATATTAAAAACACAATTAATCTTAACAGGTGTTATTACCGAACAAGATTGGGTTGAATTAAAAGAAAATATTCAGTATAAATTTGCTCAAGATCAGTATTTTGAGGAAATGAAGGAAGCTGAAAATTTACGTAATCGTATTGATTTGGTAAATCAGATGCAACCTTTTATAGGGACATATTTTAGTAAAGAATATATTATGAAAAGTATATTGCGATTTACTGATGAAGAAATTGAAACAATGGAAGGTCAGATGGGGGCAGAGCCTCCGCCTACAATTGGCGTCGGCGGCCAACCAGTTCAGCCGCCTATAAATAATTAATCGGAGTAAAATTATGGATACATCAGAAGTTATTAGACACATGGTAGACGACATTCTTGCAGATCGCTCGAATGATGCTGTTAACAGATTTAACGATGCCTTGGGATTTAAATTATCTACAGCGTTAGATGATAAAAAACAAGAAATCGCATCCAGTATAGGCAAGGAAAATGAAGAAGTTTAATCAATTAAGAATCGATTTAACAGAAAAAACTCTTACTCCCGCTGAAAAGAAAAAGCGAGAGGAAATTGCTATGGCGATGGAACGTGAGAATCCAGGTATGCCAATGGCTAAAAAGATGGCTATTGCCACAGCAGCTGCTAAAAGAGTTGCTGAAGAAGCCGAACTTGAAGAAGGCATAAAGTCTAAGATAGCAGGTGTAGCTTTATCTGCTCTTGCTGCTCATGGGGCCGCTCATAGTAGAGTAACTCCTGATGGGCAAGGAGGCTTTACTGGAGGCTTAAACCCCTCTCCTACTGTAACAGCTCCTGCAAGCGCCCCAGCTGCTGCGGCTCCTATAGGATTCTCTAGAGAATACCTGCAGGGGGTTGTAGATGGAAAACACCCTAGACCATTATTGAGTAAAGAAAAAGCCGCCGAGCATCTTAAAAATATGAAAGAAGATACAGAACAAGTTGACGAATTAAAATCATCTACATTGGACTCTTATATTACTAAAGTTGCAACAGGTCCATCCAGGGGCAATAAAAACATAAAAGCGATTGGTGGCGTAACAACTGCTATTCGTAAAAAAGCTGAAAACAATAATCCTCCGTTTGATCCAGATCCACCTAAAAAGAATCCTTCTGCGGTTGCTGGTAAATATGGAATCGGCCCTAGCATTGCTGCACATCTTGCTAAAAAGGGTATGAAAAATGTTTTGAATAAAGTTGAAGTTGATGAAGAAGTTAAGACTACTTATGAAGATCCTCTTGTGGTTGTAAAAGATTCTGAAGGTAATATTCTTACACATGCTAATCGGTCTGTTGCCGGTGATATTCATGGGATAGATGTTTCACCTCACACTATTCATACAGGCATGCCAGCGGAAGTAGTTGATCGCGATGGCAAGAAGTTGACAGTTCAAAAATCTATGCATCATGATTCAGAAGTAGCCAAAGACAGTGCTTCAGCAGTTAAAGAAGCTAAAGAAAAAACA